GGCATGCAAGAGGTCCGCGGTTCGATCCCGCGTACCTCCACCAAACGATCAGTCCCTATCGTCTAGAGGCCTAGGACATTACCCTTTCACGGTAAGTACCGGGGTTCGAATCCCCGTGGGGACGCCAGCTTAACCCCACTCCGCTGGGCGATCCGGTAACGGATCGCCCCAGCACGAGTGGCAGGATCGAGGATGATCTCCTCGACCAGTGTGCCGATGAAGTCTTTCAGGTGGTCGCGATCGAGCGCGGCCATGTCTTCGGCCAGTGCGTCGAGCAATCGGCGCACGTCGCTTTCCTTGACCGCCGCCAGGGCTTTGGCGCGGCGCGTCTCCTCTTCCAGCCTGGTCAAACGCTGGCGAGTCTCTTCCCTGTTTCCCTCCAATTCCTCCAGACGCCGCAACAGCGGCCCGGGTGCGTCTGTTTGTTCCAGGAGCGCGGTCAGCTTCTTGATTCTTACCTCGGTGTCGCGCAGATCTGTCTGCAGCGCTTGCAGTTCGTGGCCATCGCCGGGTTGCTGGGCTGCCCGGGCAGTCTCGGTCATGGCCTTGACCATTGAGTCGCCACGAATGTCGATTGCCACCTGCTGCAGGATCGCGTCTTCGAGCATGGTCGATTTGATATTGGCGCTGCCAACGCGATAGTTGCCGGCGTTGCCGTGCCAGGCCTGACCGTCAGGCGTCTGCACTTTTCCGGCCAGCAGATAATCCGAGATTCTCACGCGAGTCGGCCGGCCGGCTTTCTTGGCCTCCAGTCGCGCCAGGATCGTCTCTGCCGTGTCGTCGGTGATCAGCGCGGCGTGGGTATTGCGCTGGATGATCCAGTCGGCCCTGTGGCGGCGTTTTCCCGCTCCTGCGTCTTCTTTCCCCCGCATCATGTTCCAGACAGTATGCCCGGCGTAGGTCAGCGCGGTCCATTCCAGATGCGCCAGGCTGCTCTTGGCCATGTCGATGCCCAGTTCGTCGGCGAGCTTGCGGCCGTTCTTGCCGCTGGCGCGACCTTGCAGCCACGCAGAGATCTTCTGCCCATTGGCGTCTGGTTCCAGCTTGCTCTTGGTCACCGGCGCGCCGTCGCGGATCTGGCCGGTGTCGATCGACACCAGGCGATAGCCAAACGGCGCACGGCCGCCGGCGCGAAACCCCTGTCTGACATTCTCGGCCATGCCGGCCAGCCCCTTCTCGCGGCTCATCAGGCTGTGCACTTCATCCATGGCCTGTAGCACGCTGTCGAGGATCACCTGGCTGATCGGGTCGACCTCGGGCACCTTGGCGAAGATGATGTCGATGCCGAGCTTCTTGCATTCGTGCCTGAAGGCTTCGGCAATGTAGCGCCGGCGGCCGATGCGGCTGGTGTCGTAGATCAGGATCGCCGACCAGGTGCGCGATTTGAGCTTCAGTTCGCGCAGCAGCTGCTGAAAGCCCGGGCGGTCGGTGTCCTTGCCAGACAGCGCAGCGTCTTCATAGGTCCCGACAATGACCATGCCGCGAGACTCCGCAAGCTGTTTAAGCTCGCGGAGTTGTGCTTGAATCGCTACGGCATGGGCGTCATTGCTTGATCGCGCGTAGGCGACCACTTTCCTTACGGTTGCCATATCGGTCACATGGAGTCGTTAAGGCTCGTTCAATCGGCCATCCTAATCGAAGGCGCTCATAAAGCGTCTGCTTTTGAATACCAGTTTCACGTGCCCATTGTGCCACGGACATCTCCCGGCCCTGAAATTCAAGCTTGATGATCCCGCGGCGGTTGTTTTGCTGTTCGTCCCGGCTTGCCCACCGGCAGTTGTCCTTGCAGTAATTTCCGTTATTGTCGTTGCGCTCTAGCCAGCTTCCGGGCGGAGCCGGCCCAAGGTCGGCAAAAAACTGCTCGAACGATTCCCACGCCGAGCACACGGAAATCCCGCGTCCGCCATAGTTTTTATATGAGCGGTTTCGTGGGTTCTTGCACCTGTCTTTCATGTCGCGCCACGCCTGATTTTCTTTTGTGCCATGCATCCCGTGTTTTGTCTTAGGCATGACCGCGCTCCTCGCGGCGTATCGCGGAAAGCGCGGCAAGGACGATGGCCCGCGAAATCTCAACGAGATATAGCGACGGCCATGCTTGGTTGATTGGGTTAGCCCTTGAACTGGCGGACATACACAGATCGCGGAGCGTATGTTCACTGGCTTCAAGAAAGCACAGGGCTTGCTCAAGGGCGTCGTCGACGTCCAGGTCGCCATTGATGGCAAAAAGCGAGTCTTGCTGCGGGTTGCAGGAAAAGAACTTCGTAAAGCGGGTTTTGCGGGGTAGCTTGATGGTGGTCATGGTGTGCTCCTTGCTGAGTCTAGGGGCCCCGTTATCAGCGGGGGTGGGCAGGAGCTGATAACCCATAGCAAGCTGGGCGGACTTCTTTCCCTTGCGGGTCTTGTATCCGTCGCACTCCCGCCCATTGATCAAACCATGGGCGAAAAAAAACCGCGCTGACGGGGCGACCTGCCGCTTGCTAGTTGGTGTTATCAGCACCGTGCGGCGGATCATAGTCCCGGTCTGGCGGGTTGTCAAAAGTCGGCGCTGGCGGTACGGCGTCGGCGGGCACAAGCCGAGGGCGGCTTGTCTTGGCATGGAAGTCCAGTATGAGCGCGACCGCGGCCTCAGCGACCACGCGCGGGTCGGGTTGATTGGAGGCGGTGATTGTGAGCGCGGGTTTGGCCATGGTCAAGCGGATGGTTTTACTGGCCAATAGCGCCGGCCGTCGTCGGGCAGCGCATCCAGATCGCCGGTCGCGAAGGCGAACTGCAAAGGCAGCCTCATCGTCTTCGCCGCACGGAGCTGCCGGCGAATCATCACCGCCTCGCGCTGGGTGATCTCGATCGCGCCGGCCTTGATGGCCAGCGCCTTCTTGGCCAGGCAGATATCGTAGTGGTCGCCCTGGTGCCAGCGCCTGGCCACGCCGATGCGATCAGCCATGGCATGCAATTCGGCCTCCGTATCGGCCAGCATGTGGCACATGATCATGCGCCCGAAGCGGGCGGTCATGGTGTCAACGTAGACGGTCACGACCGCGCTTCCGGATAGCCGTCGTGCAATATGCCATCGAGCAAGCGGCCGGCGGTTTTCTTTCCAACGCGCATCATTGCCGAGCGCACTGGATTCAGACCTGAAGCGATAAGCCCACGATCTTCTGCGTCTGGAATCGGAAGGAACTCGCCCCACTGTTTGAACAGAAACGACACGCCAGCCGCCGCGCACTGGTCGCGCAGGCTGCGAGCCCAATTCGGATGCATCGGCCGTGCCTTGGGGCCGGACTCGCCGCCAGCGACAACCCAATCGATGCCGCCATTGCGCAGCGGCATGGGTTCGTTACGGCCCTCTCCGCTAACTTCTCCGGCTAATGGAAAGAGCAGGACATCCGCATCCCTGATTTGTGCGAGATTCATCGGTCCAAGCAACGGCTCCGCACTGATCCAGCGCACGGCCGCCGGCGTTTGCAACAGCAACGGAATACGCTCATCGGCCGTGGCCTGGTCTTCGACGCTGACGCCGAGCCATACGTTGCTCAGCGAAAATGTTGGATCGAAAGCTCTGATGTCGGTGCCTGTTCTTCGGTTGGCATCGAACGCGCCACGCCGCCCGAGGATCTCGCATGCATCGTCGTGAGCAAGCGCGGTCGAGGCGGAATACATCTCTTCGATCCATTCATGATTGGTCAGCAGCGCTCGCATCCGTTCCGGGCGCTTGGTCAGCACCTGGAACGTGTGATGTCGGGCGTAGGCCATGTAGGCGAAGACGTCGGCAATGAATTGGTCTGGCACGTCCGGATGGAACAGGTCGGACATGGAATTGACGAAGATGCGGCGTGGCTTGGTCCAGCGCAATGGCAACTCCAATACGTCAGAATGGCACTGCACATCGGTGAAGGCCCGGCCGTAGTAGCGCGTCGCCGGGTTGGCCGACAGCCGCGCCCAGTCGCGCTCGGCATAGCAGTGCTTGCAGCCGGCGCTGACCTTGGTGCAGCCGGTGACCGGGTTCCAGGTGGCGTTGGTCCATTCAATGTGGGTTTTATCGCTCATGAGAAGTGTTTTCCCCAGATGCGCTCGATGACGTCGACCTGTTTGCTGGTGAGCATGCGCGTGTCGCGTCCGGCGAGCAGGTAGCGCTCTATGATGCTGGTGACGAAGCCCTGTTCCCATTCGGACAGATCCTTCGTATCACGCAAGCCGTCGAGCTGCTCGATCTTGGTGCCGAGGGAGACCAGGCGCGTCATGGCCTCACCTTGGCGATGGCATCGCGTGCCTGTTCGACTTCCGTTCCTTCCGCCCACTTTTGATTTGCGTCAGGCTCTACGCAATACAATAACCTTTCCAACGCAGCCAGCAGCTCGTCGCGCTTCGCCATTTCCTCCTGGCGGGATTTCTCGATCGTGTTCGTATTGCGCCAGGCGTAGTCGGCGCGGTCCTTCTCTCTGGCCAGATCGGACTGCAGCGTTTGGACCACGCCGGCGATTTGACGCAGCTGTCCGGCGATCGCCCGGGCCTCATCGTGCGCTTCCCTGGCTTCGGGTTCGTCTTCCCAGTCAGGGTTGAGCGGGTCAACGTTGTGGCATTGGCGCAGGGCATTGGCGTCGATCTCCAGCAGCTCGGCGGCGCGGATGAAGGTGGTGGCGCTCACGAAATCCGCACCTCGTGCCCGTTCTCGACGATGAAGAGATTGACGTCGCTCAGCCGGTACTGGCCGCCGGGCCCGCCCTTCACTGGCCCGCCCATTGGGTCGTTGGGCACGATTCGCACCTGAAAGGGGAATCCGCCCCAGCTGGCGTCGCGCTTGGCGATGTTGTTCTGATCGTAATACTTGCTCGACTTCTTGATCTTCGCGTACAGCTGCTGTCCTGTGTTCACGGTAGTTTCCTTTCGTCGCGGCATCGGCCGCATGCGCCACCGACCAGGCGGCTGAAGTTTTTGCCGCAGTAGTCGCAGTCGCCGGGCTGGCCTTGCGGAATCTCTGCAGCGTTGGCGCGGGCGGCAGCGACGGCGTAGGCTTCGGTCTTGTCGCGCTGTTCATTGGCGATGTCGATTTCATCCATGGGCTGGCGTCCAGTGATTGACCATGCCGCGCAGATAGATGGCGGTGAACACCAGGGCGTTGGCGAACATGCCCCACTGCTCGGCGTGCCAGGTCTCGGTCAGCCAGAAGGGCTGACTGGCCAGGCCGACCGCCCAGCCCCAGCGGCTGGGCGGCGTGCAGGAGAGCAACCACAGCGCCACGGCAGACAGGATCAGGATGGCGGTTTGCGCGATCACACCTGCGCTCCGGTTGGGAATGGCCACGGTGCCATCGCGGTGGTTTTTGCCGGCGCAGCCGGCTCGTTCGCCGTCGAAGACGGCGCTGGATTTGCCTTGGCTTTGGCTTTTTTCGCCGTGGGCTTCAGGACCGGCTTTGCATTATCGGCCGGCGCAGCCGTCGCGCCTTTGACTCCCGCATGCGCAGCATCGGCAGGGGTAGAAACGGGTTTCGCCGCCTTCGATTTTGCAGTTTTGGGCTGCACTTTGGCAGAGTTCGGCAGAGGTTCGCGCAGGGCTTCGGCGTTGATGCCGAGCCGCGCGGCCTGGGCGAGCAGAAGCTGTGGCGTTGGCTCGACTGTGCTGTTGTACGCCCACGGGGCAACCCAGGTGTCCTCGATCAGCGCTATATCCGTCATGAACAGCCACAGCCCCGGCATGGTGAGCTTGCCGAAGAATTCATCAAGCGCTTTCAGCCAGTCGTCTTCGTCGTCGTAGGTGGTGTCGAGGTTCCAGAGCGTCGATACTTCATCGATTCCGCGGTTGCCGGTGTCGGCGAGTTGCCGGAATACTTCTCGGACAATCTGGCGCAGATCGGTTTCGTCGAAGGTATTTGCGGCAAAGCGTTCGCCGAGCTTGAGACGGATTTCCTGAAATAGTTTGCCGCGCCAGGTGTTTTCTGCCTTGGCCTTGGCTTCGCGCGCGGCGTGTTCTTTCTGATGATTGACGTCGGCGCGGTCGGTCTTGATCGTCGGCTTGGCGACGCCGGCTTTCTTCAGGGCAATGGCGAGCAGCTTGGTGTCGACGGTTTCGACGAAGATTTTGTCGCGGGCATTTTCGACCAGGGTAATGGCCGGCGCCGCTTTGCCGAGGATGGTGCGATAGGTGCGGTGCTGCTCGTCGTCGTAGCAGATGTCGTCGATGTTGGCCAGGTTGAACTTGTCCAGGCTGTGCCGGCCATTGACCAGCATTTCGGCGGCTTCCTTGCCGCTGCAGATTTCCTTGCCGCTCTTTTCGGCGAGCGCCTTGAGGCGCAGGTAGTTCGCCTCCTTCTTGTTCTGGAAGCAGGACGGATCGGTGCAGACGTCTGGATCGCCAATGTCGGCGAACAGGATCAGGTCGTTGCCGCTGCGCTTTGGGCAGGCGTCGCAGCTGCCGGCCTTGGGCACCAGGGCGGCGTCGGCGGTCTTGAAGCTGGCATCTTCAAGGTCCAGCGTGTAGGCCCGCCGGATCAGGTCGGCGGCAGCGCGGGTGGCCATCACGTCGCCCTTCCAGTCGGGCTTGGTGATATCAGTGGCGGCCTGCATCTGCAGCGTGGTGCCGGGAATGCGGGCGATCAGGAGCGCGGTGCTGGCGGTGAGCTTGCCTTCATAGAACAGATCCCGCGCGGCCGGCGCCAGGGCGGTGAGCTTGAGACGGGCGTAGATGTAGGCGCGGCTTTTGCCGATCTTCTCAGCCAGGCTATCGGCGGTGTAGTCGTGGTACTTCATCAGCCGCTCGTAGCCTTCGGCTTCTTCCAGCTCATGCACGTCTTCGCGTTGCAGGTTTTCGACAACCTGCAGCTCCAGCACTTCCTTGTCGGTCAGTTCGCGGACCATGGCGGGGATGGTATCCATGCCGGCGATCTGGCTGGCGCGCCAGCGCCGCTCGCCGCAGACGATCTCGTAGATGCCTATCATTTCTACCATGGGACGATGCTTCGGATTCGCCATGCCGACTTGCCAGGCGCGCACCAGGATCGGCTGCAGCACGCCGTGGGTCTTGATGCTGACGGCCAGCTCGTCGAGCTTGGCCTGGTCGAAGTGTTTGCGCGGGTTGCTCGACGACTGAATGATGCTGGTGAGCGGGATCAGTAGGGTGTGCGATTCGGGTGCGTTCATGTGGATCTCCGGTAAGTTTTGGTGATATCTCCGTTGATCGTGTGGCCACGATCGCGGAGCAGGTTGGCCAGCCTTGCCCGGTCGGCGTGGCTGTGGGTGGTTTGCCGCAACAGTCCGAAATAGCTGTTGGCGGTGTGGAACAGATCAGCGGCCGGCATCGTGGCGACACGGCGCAGGGCATCGTGATAGGTGCGCCGCCGCAGGGTGCGATGCCAGGGACGGATCACATGGCCGACGAAGTCGATGCCGCGGTCGATCGGCTGCAGGATGGTCTTGTGCGGATTTAGGGTCAGGTGCAGATGTGCTGGCAGCCAGGCCTCGATGTCGGCCCTGGCTTGGTTGAGCCAGTCGGGGGATTCGTGCAGCAGCAGCATGTCGTCGACGTAGCGGATGTAATGGCGCGCCATGAGGTCGTGCTTGATGTGCTGGTCGAGTGCGTCGAGCAGGACGTTGGCAAAGAACTGGCTGCTGAGGTTGCCGATCGGCAGGCCGTGGTGCGTGTCCTGGTTGAACAGGCTCTTGTGTGGCGGAACGCGCGCGAACTCGTCAGGACGGCCCTGAATGACGACGTTCTGGCGTGGGTCGTGGAACAGGATATCGAGTGCGAGCTGACGCCACCAGGGCTCGCTGATGCGGCTGGCCAACTGCTCGGCGACGATGCGCTTGTCGATGCTGACGAAGAAGTTGGCGAGGTCGAGCTTGAGGTAGTAGCCTGGGCGCTGCCAGTTTTGTGTCTGGCTGCGGACCTTGGCGTCGAGACGACGGGCTGCGTAGAGTGTGCCGCGTCCGGGGATGCAGGCGCAGGAGTCGGCGATGAAGCTGGCCTCGAAACGCGGGCCGATCTTGCGGTAGAGCAGGTGGTGCACGATGCGGTCGCGGAACGCGGCGGCCCACACTTCGCGCACTTTGGGCCGGGTAATGACGAAGCAGATCGACGGGCCGGGGCGGTAGATGCCCTCGGTCAGTTCATCGTGTAGCGTGCCGAGGTTGCGCTCCAGTTGCTGCTCGAAGGCGAGCGCGCTGGCGCTGTTGCGTTTGGTGCGCCGACAGTCGAAGTAGGCTTCAACCAAGTCAGAAAAAGAAAAATCAGCCGGATGGCATGGATCATCTGCGGACGGCCCGGGCGCGGCACTGGTTGTTGATGTGGTTGTTGTTCTGGTTGCCGTTGTTGAAGTTCTGATACCAGGCGTAGCTCGCGTCGGAGGCGTCGATGTCGCACTATCGACGTCGCCCTGCCGATCGCTCGACGGGGAAACTGCGCCGGACCTTTCCGGCGCGCTGCCAGCGGTCTCCGTGATGCGCATGGCGGTGCCCTCGTGGGGCAGCGGCGCGACCAGATTGATCATTCGCACAGGCATGATGGCCATGACCGTCATGCAGCGGGCGAGGCTGCGGATTTACGCCATCCGTTGGCCTGCTTGCCGATGCTGTTGGTGAGTTCCACGGCCCGGGCGTACTGGGCCTTGGAGATCAGGCGCTTGTCGCAGGAGAGCCGAATCAGTAACTCGGCTACCTGCAGGCGCTCGATCAGATCCACCAGGTGCGGCGCTTTCTCCCGCGCGCAATTGGCGCGGAAGATGAGCACCACGATCTCGACGCATTCCGCACCGATCTTGCCGCCGATGCTTTGCTTGAAGTCGCGCGGCATGTTCTTGACGAGATCGGTGACGATGTCGAGCAGGTCGTAGGCGACCTTGTAAATCGGCAGTTGTGTGTGCAGGGCCATGCTGAGTGAAAGGGTTAAATTAAGAACTAATCAATCTGCGGACGGCCCGGGCGCGGCACTGGCTGCCGATGTGGCGGCTGAGCTGGGTGCCGAAGCTGAAGCCCTGACACCAGGCGGAGCTCGCGTCGGAGGCGTGTAGCGTGTTGGACCAGTACCAGTCGCCCTTGAATTCTTCCTTGAGATTGGCGAAGAGTAGGGACTGCTCGCAACGATTGGGCAGTTCTCCGCCGGCTTTCTTGGCGAAGGCCTTGGCATTCGCCCAATTGACGGCGCTGGCTTCACCCGGCAACAGCACCAGGTGGTAGTCCGGCTCGCCGTTTTTGCCGAGGATCAGGCCGGCGTAGGCCTCGCCTTTCTTGAGGTTGGACGCGAGATATTTGGCTTTGAGTTCCGATGGTTTCATGTTGACGCTCCTGAGAATGAATAAATGGACGAAGGACTAAATGGGCAATCTGCGGACGGCCCGGGCGCGGCACTGGCCGTCGACGTGGTCGTAGTTCTGGCTGCCGCCGTAGAAGCCCTGACACCAGGCGTAGCTCGCGTCGGAGGCGTGTAGCGTGTTGGACCAGTACCAGTCTTTTTCGAAATGCTGTTTGCAATTGGCGAACAGGAGCGATTGTTCGCGACGGGTCGGCAGTTCGCCGTTGATGCTCTTGGCCCACTCGACGGCGGCATTCCATTCGGTGTCTTCATGATCGCCAGGCAGCAGCACCAGGTGATGGCTGGGCGTGCCGTCGTCATTGAGGATGATGCCGGCGTAGAGTTCTTCGTCGGCGAGGGTGATTTGTGCGGCAGGGATGCTGATGGTGCGATCGGGCATGGTGTTCTCCAGGGGTGGGTGGGTCAGAAGGGATTCCAGATGCCTTGCGAGCCGACCAGGAAGTGGCCGAGGCGCTGGCATTGTTTGGGTTGCAGTTTGATGACGCCTTCATCGGTGCCGATGATCAGCACGCCGGTGTCGTCGATCGTGATGGTGAAGACGTCACCCGCCGAAGCCTTGGTCGCCGCCGGCTCTTCTTTCAGCCGGTCGCGCGCTGCGGGCTTCGGCGTTGCTTTGGCGGCAGCAACGGCACGCTCACCGGCGGAGGCAGGGTCCGGTCGCGTGCTGCCGGTGTTGTTGCCCACCGCCGGCTGGGGCTTGTTGATCGTGCTCGGGCGCGGCTTTTGGTCTGCGGTGCAGAGTGCGATGCCCGCGCGCCTGGTGTCGAGCGGCTTGAATTCCGGGGCGGCTTGACCGCTGCCCTTGCGGTATTCGTTGAACGCTCGGCCGCTTGGCGGGGTGACTTTGCAGACATAGATTTCGCCCGCGGCGACCGGGCCGGATAACATCGCCTGGATCGATCCAGGCGCAACGTCGCAGGCCGTCGCCAGGTCGGCGGTGCGGATGCTGATCGGGTTGCCGTTCTTGTCGCTGCCGAGGCCGCAGATGTGGCGGACGAGCTTGTCACGGGCGATGGGCGGCCGGCTCATTGCGGCACCTCCATCACGGCGGCGCTGACGACGACCGGCACCAGGCCGCGCTCGTAGGTGCTGTAGATGGTGCACCGCAGCCGGGCGCCGTCATGCGTGGCGACCGCGCGCTGGCCTTCGCGGACGGGTATGCAGGCGTCTGCCACCCAGCGCTGGTACGCCAGGCGGTCTTCGGTGTTGCGCTCGATGCGGTCAGCAAAGCCTTGCGCGCCGAGGATGAGAATGATCAGGGCAAGGGCGGCGCCCAGGGTCTTGAGGTAGGCGTAGGCCCATTTTTCCGACGCCGGATTCATGCCGCCACCCGCTCGCCAGTGCAGACGTTTCCACGATCCGGCGCGGTGATCTTGACGACCATCGGCACTTCGCGCCAGCCAGGAAGGATGATCGGCGATATGCGGACATCGTGGCCATCGCTGACCAGGTACATGCCGGCGGTCTTGGCGATGCGGTGGGCTTCGAGCAGGGTGAGTCCAGGATACAGGGCGATGGCGGACATGGCAGCTCCTAGTGGAAGTTGGCGAGCTTGGCGACGTAGGCGCGCACGCCTTCGGGAGTGCCGCGTTTTCCAAGGAAGGTCTTGCGGCCTTCGGGTAATTTGCGATAGACGATGTAGCTGGTCTTGCCAGGCTCGACGGGTTTTTCGAACAGGATCAGGCCGTGATCGCGCGCGATCTGGCGGGCTTCGACGAGCTGTTGGTGGGCGCTGTGGCGGGTCATGGCCTGGCCTGCCGTCAAGGCAAATTGTTAAAGGGCTGAATCGGCAATCTGCGGACGGCCCGGGCGCGGCACTGGGTGAGGATGAGGTAGTCGTACTGGAGGCCGATGATGAAGTACTGACACCAGGCGTAGCTCGCGGCGGAGGCGTGTAGCGTGTTCGACCAGTACCAGTCGCGCTTGAACTGGTCCTTCAGCGTGGCGAAGAGCAGGGACTGTTCGATGCGGTTGGGTAGGTCGCCGCCGAGCGACTTTGCCCAGTCCATGGCGGCATTCCAGTTGGCATCGTCGTGATCGCCGGGCAGCAGGATCGTGTGATGGCTGTAAGTGCCGCAGGCGCTGATGATCGCGCCGACGTAGGTTTCGCCTGTGTTGAGGGCGGGGACGGGGATTGCGGGGTGGGTCATGAGTGCCTCCATCGGTTGAAATTCGGCGGTGAGTTGCCGGCGATGGAGAAATTTAGCGAACTAAACGAAGCAAGTCAAGAAATATTTAGCTGGATGAACCTTTGCCGTGTGAATTCCCGTTGCCGCGATGCTGTGGTCGCGTGTTATGTGCGGCGTTTGCGGCAGCTGAGGATCTCGGTTTTGTCCTTGATCTTTCCTGCGGCGATGGTTTGCCACTGCATATTGCTTGTGGCATCCGGCCCGCCGGCGCAGAGAGGGATGATGTGGTCTATGACATACCCTGGGCAGGGTCCGCGGCGGCGGTCGTTGGCAGGGCAGGGGTGGGTGATCTTGAAGGCGTTCTTGACGGCGGTGCTGCGGTGTTGCTTCGCCTCGATGCTTGGAGCAATGGTGGCGAATGTCGCGACGAGAATCGCAGCGACCAGCCGCGACATCATGACGGTGAGAACTTGGCGGCCAGTTCGGCGCCGCGCGGAGTGGCGATCGGGATGATGCCCGGTTGATCGCACTGCACGCACACCGGGCGCTTGGTGGTCAGGCGCCAGATGCTGTAGATCAGGCCGGGGACGATCAACATGAGCCAAAGGATGATTTCGATCCAGATGGAACCGCGCACCTGAATTTTCGCCGGGCCTCGACTACCGCAGGAAGGGCAGATCATCGTGCGGCGATCGGAAGGCAGGAAGGGCTTGACGACCAGGAAAACGATGGCGGCGACGATGAGCCAGTGAATAATCCCAAAAGAGGCCATGTTGCTATCTCCCAAACGATGAGCCGTCAATGGTACGCCAATCGTCTATTGATTTCTGTGTTTCATGTCCTGGATGATTTCCTCGATCATCTTGTGATAGTGGGCGCCCTTTTCACCCGTCATCAGCGCTTCGGATTTTGTGATTTGGTAGGAGATGAAATCCAGTGTCTGCTGGCGTGGTTCCCTGGGCAGGCTGTCGACAATCTGCGCCATATGCAGCGAGGTCTTTCGCATGCGCTCAGGTGTTCCGTCACCGAGTACCAGCCACTCGACATCCACATTGAGGAATTGGGCGGCCTTGATTACCTTGACGGCGTCAAAGTTCTGCGTTTGCCCGGATTTCCATTGCGTGATGACGCCGGGTGACGCGCCCATGGCGGTCGCGAGTTGCTCCTGCGTTCCGGTCATATTCGAAACGGCCCACGTGAATCTGCCGGCGAAGGTTGAAAAGTCATTTTCGAGTTGCATAGCAGTAGGCTAAATCTTTTTGTATTTAGCTTGTTGAATTGTGGGATTGAGTGTGCTAAATTCGGCTTCATGGACATCGAAGCGAACACCGTAATCGACAATTTGGGCGGGACTGGCGCAACAGCCAGGTTGTGCAATACCAGTCCGGGAGCAGTTTCCCAGTGGCGGCGCGATGGCATCCCGCAGGCGCGCATGATGTATTTGAAGCTGGCCCGTCCGGACGTATTTGAGAAAGTCGGCGCCAGCGATACGGCGCCCGAACTCCACCAGGAGGCGGCATAGCGTGCGCGCCCCATTCTCGATCAGTGCTTCGGAAGTCCGCTTCCGTGAGGTACACCGGATTCCATCCGGTCGAGTGCTGCGAGTATTCGCTGTGCAAATTCTCGAGCCAGGGCACTGTGAAGGATGTAGGTGCGATCCGTCACCGCTTCTGCAGGCGTTTGCGTTGGGTGCGACAGGTAGGAAAACGTGATGAGCAGCGCGTCGAGTGCTGGCACGGTCTTCAGCTCCCATCCTGCGATGGGTAGCGTGGCAATTTCTTCGGCCATGGTTCGTTCCTTTCGGGTAGTTGAGATCGTGGAAAATCGATTCTATCCCGCTGAAATGACCCTCCCAATAGTCGGCGCCAGCACCCCGGCGCCCGAACTCCACCAGGAGGCGGCGTGATGGCATCAGATCGCGCAGACCTGGTGATCGATGCCGAAGGATTGCAGGCGGAGGTTGCTCGTTTGTTCCGCCCGGTGCTAGCGGCGCTTGAACGCGCTCCCGAAGGTCTTGCTCATCAGATCGGCTACCGCATTCTTTCCCTGGTCGAGGGCGGCGGCCTGGATGTCCGCGTAGAGAGCTGTCCGGCCACATCCGGCGCAAGTCACCTCGTCTGTCGGCTGGGGTTCGCGGGGGAACTTGAACTCCTGATTGCCGCAGTGCTTGCAGGCGAATTTGAGCGTGTTCATGGGTCATTCCTTTCGAATAGTTGAGATCGTGGAAAATCGATTCTATCCCGCTGGAATGACCCGCCTCCACCCATGTAATCCGCATTTCGTCTCCTCCCGCCCGAGTCATCGGGCTTGACGGCCAGGGCCTGCCCAGCGCATGCCCTGGCCTCTTTTTTACTGCTTTTGCACTGATAAACGCTGATACGCAGTGATACCAAAAACTATCGGGAGTTATCACACCATGGACCAAGCCCTTCAATTGACGCTCGATCTTGAGCCGGGAATGCTCGACCGCTACCGCAATGTGCGCGAGGTGGTCGCCTCCGGCATTTACCAGCGCGGCCTCAAGCGCGTAGCGATGGATATGGATGTCGCGCCTGGCAACCTGTCGTGCATGCTCAACGACGAATCGCAGCGCAAGCTGGGCACCGACGATCTGGAGCGTTATATCCAGACGACGGGCGACCTGGAGCCGATCCGCTATTTGATCGCACGCTACATGGGCGATCAGGCGACGGCCGAGGCGTCGACGATGAAGCGTATCGAGGAGCTGCTGGGCGCGGCGACGGCGGCCTTGGCGGCCAAGACATCCATGAAGAAACTGGCGCGCCGGTAAGCGGGCGTGACGGCATCGCTTCCCTTCGCCGCGATCGCGGCGGCCGCGCTCAATCAGGCGGAGTCGCTGGCGGCCGAATGGTTGCCGGGCGGCCGGCGCGAGGGGCCGGAATGGAAGGCGCTGAATCCGACGCGGGCCGACGGAAAGATCGGCTCGTTCTCGGTCAATCTGATCAGCGGCGCCTGGGGCGATTTTGCGTGCGATGACAAGGGCGGCGATCTGGTGTCGCTGTATGCCTACCTGTTTCACTACGGCGACCAGGGCAAGGCGGCGGTGGAGTTGGCGGAGCGCTTCGGCATTGCGTTACCGCCGCTGGAAAAAGGCCGCAAGCGCAAGGCGAAGGCAACATCACCACCACCGGCGCCCATGGAACCACCGAAACCGAAAGAGCCGCGCACGTTCTGGCAGCCGATCTGGCCGGCGCCGGATGATGCCGGCGAGCCGCCGAAGGCGCACCCGAATCGCGGCGTGCCGGTGCGGATTTTCACGTATCGCGCGGCTGATGGCCGGGTGATCGGCTACGTCTGCCGATTCATCACCAGCGACGGCGGCAAGGACGATATTCCGCTGGTGTTCGCGCAGCATGCGAAATCCGGCAAGCGCGAGTGGCGCTGGATGGCGTTCGCCGAGGAAAACCGGCCGCTCTATGGCCTTGATGGCGCGGCAGCAAAGCCGGAGGCCTCGCTGCTGTTCGTCGAGGGTGAGAAGTGCTGCGTGGCGGGGCAGGAACTGCTGCCCGAGCTGGCGGTGATGTCCTGGCCTGGCGGCTGCAATGGCGTGGGCAAGGCGGACTTCAGCTCGCAGGCCGATCGGCCGGTGAAGAAGGCGCTGTTGTGGCCTGATGCCGATGCGAAGCGCGAGAAATTGACCAAGGCGGAGAAGGAGGCGGGCGTCGATCCGGCTTCGAAGCCGCTGCTTCCTGCCGAGAAGCAGCCGGGCATGAAGGCGATGATAGCCGTGGCCGAGCGCTTGCATGCGATCGGGTACAAGATCTGGTTCATCGACATCCCTGCGCCCGGTGAAAAGCCGGACGGTTGGGATATTGCGGATGCGATCGAGGAGGGCATTACAGGCGCGCCTCTGGTTGATCATCTACGCGACAAGGCTCGTCTATGGGCACCGCCTTCCGATACCCACGGCGGCCCGCCGCCGGACCCTGCGGAAGGCATTTCTACCCCTTTTGAGGCTGACGCGGGTAAAGAGGGGAAGAGACCGTTTATCCCGGCCTTGATCTGGAAAGACGGCGAGATCAAAAGCTGTCTGTCGAACGTGTATCAGGTGCTGGCGCATCATCCGGCCTGGCGCGGCGTGATCGCGTTTGATGAAATGTCGCTGTGCACTGTGAAGCGCAAGCCGCCGCCCTATGCCGAAGGCCGCGCCGGGGAATGGGATGCCCAGGACGATACCTTTACCGCGATGTGGATTTCGCGCACGTATGGTTTCACGCCGGCTTCGGTGATGGTGTTGGAGGTGGTGGAGGCGCTGGGGAAGACGAACAAGTGGCACCCGGTGCGCGAATGGTTGCGCAGCCTGAAATGGGATGGCGAAAAGCGCCTCAATGGCTGGCTGGCGAAGTATCTGGGTGTGCCGTTTTCGCCGTACTCAAAGCGGGTCGCGGCGTGGTGGCTGATGGGCTTGGTGAAGCGCATCTTCGCGCCGGGCACGAAGTTTGATTACTGCCTGGTGTTGAGCGGACCGCAGGGCAAGAAAAAGAGCACGGCATTATCGGTGCTGGGCGGTGAATGGTTCGGCGACGCAGAGCTGGATTTGTCGTCGAAAGATTCGATGATCGGCCTGCGCGGCAAGATGATTCATGAGTTCGCGGAGCTGGGTTCCTTGACGCGCTCGGACGAGAAGCGGCAGAAGTCGTTTCTGTCGCGCACGGCGGATGAGTACCGGCCGCCGTATGGCACGCGCCTGGTGCGCGCGCTGCGTCAGCTGGTGTTCGGTGGTTCGACCAACGAGCATGAGTGGAACAAGGACCCGACGGGGGGCCGGCGCTTCTGGCCGGCCGATTGCCTGATCGACGAAATCGACATCGAGGGCCTGCGCAGCGTGCGCGATCAGCTGTTTGCCGAGGCGGTGGCGCGGATCGATGCGGGGGAACGCTACTGGCCGACGGCCGAGGAGCAGCGTACCTTGTTCGATGTCGAGCAGTTGCGGGTAGAGCAACAGGACAGCTTGGTCGATGCCTTGCATGATTGGGTGTTCGAGCCGCTGCGGCAGGAATTCTCGGCCTTCGATGCCATGCACGATTGTCTGAAGCTCGATGCGTCGAAGATCACGCGCGATGTCCAGACTCGGGTGGGTATCGCGTTGAGAAAATTGGGTTGCACGCGATTTGAGCGGCGCAACGGCATGACCCGGTTCTGGTACAAGCCTCCCGTAAGAAATGAGGCCAGCTCGACGACCGGCGCGCCCGATTGGGAGGGCGATGATGTCCCTCTTTGATCGTCCAGGGTTCCACACCTTCCACACCTCGGCGCAAAGGTATGGAGCCCGCGAAGCCTTGCGAGACAAGGGCGTTCCATACCTTCCATACCTTCCATACCTTTCCCCTCACGTGTACGTGGGCGCACATGGGCGTGCGTGCAGGCGTATACACAGGCCTGCACGCGCACGCGCGCGCGCACCTGACTATTTCCTGTATGGAAGGTATGGAAGGTATGGAAGAGGGCCGCAGGACAAGGGCTCCGGGGTTCCATACCTCTGCCACACCTCGGCAAGGTATGGAACATGAGGGCGAAGATGCCACGCTGCGCCGCCTTGGTCGATGCCCTGCGCGAGGCCTTCGGTGTCGAGGAGATCAACAACGTCATCAAGCGCGGCCTGCGACTGGACTGCAAGCCGGAGCATCGGGTGTATTTCAGTGAGGGCGGCCACGTGCTTGGCCAGCCGCTGCAGGAGGCAGGACGGGCGGTGTCGGCGTCAGAAATGGTGATCAGGGTATGAGCGCCATTCCTTTCGCCTGGCTGTGGGGCGATCCAGCTGAATCACTGGATCGGCTACGGGTGACGCGGGATCGGTTCGAGAAGGCGGACAAGGAATACCGGGAACGGGAGCGCCGGCGCAAGGCTCGGCATATTCGCAAGCTGTTGAAGGCGGCCAAGAACAGAGAAGTGAAAGGACAGCGGTGATCGAATACATCAACGTGCAGCTGAGCATCTGGGGCAAGTGGGCGGCTCGGCGCAATGCTGCCGGCCTTGGCTATCCCAGCATCAGCCCGATGTTCAACCAGGTGCAGCATGGCGGCAGCTATGGAAGCTCCATGCCGGCAGGTGTGTGCGACTGCGAGTATGTACGCGAGACCGATCTGGCAGTGTCGCGGCTACCCGATGATGATCGGGCGCTGTGCGTCCAGTTCTACCAGCATGGTGGCACGGCGGTATCAGTGGCCCAACGCCTGGGCATTGCGAGGCAACGCCTATACGAGCGCCTCGATGCCGTGCATCGCGCTGTGATGGGCCATCTGAACGACATTGCAGCGGGGTGTTGACATGCCCGGACACTTCCAGTATAAAACGGGCAGGCTGTTGAAGTTGTCACCAAAGCTCTGCCACTCCTCCGAGTCGCAGGGCTTTTTTGTTGCCCAAGCCCATGCCTAGCGCCGCTCCAAGACCTTGCCGCCAACCCGGCTGCAGCCAGTTGGTGCGTGATGGCTCTGGCTACTGTCAGCCACACAAGCGTTCGGCGCCGGGGTCATTCGCTGATCGTGAGCGAGGCAGCCGGCACAAGCGCGGGTACGGAAAAGACTGGGACAAGAAGCGCAAGCAGATCCTGGAGCGTGACTGCTACCTTTGCCAGGAATGCAAGCGCAACGGCAAGCTGACCGCGATCGGCGACCGGCCTTACTCGGCCTTCGTCGATCACATCAAACCGAAGGCAGAAGCGCGGGCGGCAGGCTGGTCTGACGAGCAGATCGACGACGACAGCAACCTGCAGGCGTTGTGCAAGCCGTGCCATACGGCGAAGACGGACCAGGAAAAAAACCGGGGGAGGGCTGGGTAAATCTCTGCAGCTTCCCAGCGCAGGACCGAGCCATTACCTAAATTTTTACGTGCGGGAGTTTCGGGGGAGGGGGGGGGTAGGTGCTCCCTGTCCAGGCGTCTGCATTTGATCGATCACTGAACCGCCTCCGGGCGGTTTTTCACTTTCTGGAGTTGCCATGGGATCACGAGGACCGCAGCCGCTGCCGTCGAACGTGCATCACCTGCGCGGCAACCCGTCGAAAAAATCCGCCGCCGACCTGGCTGATGACTTCAATCCCGAAGTCGAGATCCCGAGCGCGCCGAAGTGGATCTGGCCGGAGGCGCGCAAGGAGTGGCGTCGCGTTGGTCGCGAGCTGGAGCGCTACGGCCTGATCAGCAAGCTCGATCGCTCGGCCCTGGTGCTGTACTGCCAGGCATGGGCTCGGTTGGTCTGGGCCGAGACGATGCTGGCCCGGGCGATGAAGCTCGCCGAAGACAAGCGCGTCGAGGTTGAGGCCGCTGGTGGCGAGTGGAAGGGTGGCGACGGCATCTGGGTGCCGACCGGCACGTCCGGCGCCTTCCAGTATTCGCACCACTGGGTGGTGCAGCGCCGCGCGGCGCAAGAAGTGCATTGGTATCTACAGAGCTTCGGCCTGTCGCCGGCGTCGCGCGGTCGTGTGCGCACCAGCGACAACCGCCAGGCGGCGCTATTCGAACAACCAGGCGAGACCGCATGGAACCTGTAGTCCTTTCATTTGCCGACCGCGCCACGCAGTACGCGCGCGCCGTGGTGGCGGGAGAAATCCCCGCCTGCAAATGGCACAGGCTTGCCTGCGCGCGCCACCTCAAGGATCTCGATCGCGCCGGCAGCGATGGATTTCCCTACATCTTCAATCCTGAGGTGACTGACGCCGCCGGCATCAGCTATTTCCCGGCCGAGCGTATCTGCAAGTTTGCGCAGCTGATGCCGCACATCAAGGGCGATTGGGCTGGCCGTGGCGAGCTGATCAAGCTCGAAGAGTGGGAAGTTTTCATTCTTGCCAGTGTCTTCGGCTGGGTACACTTCGCCACCGGCAAGCGCCGCTTCCGCGTGGCCGACCTCTTCGTGCCGCGCAAGAATTCCAAGAGCACGCTGGCCGCGATCATCGGCAACTTCATGCTCGCCGTCGATGGCGAGTTCGGCGCCGAAGTCTATTCCGGCGCCACCAGCCAGGACCAGGCGATGGAAGTCTTCCGCCCGGCCTTGCTCATGGCGCGCCAGACGCCGATCTTTCGCCAGAAATACGGCGTCCTCGCCAATGCCAGCAACCTCGCCGTCATCGACAAAAATGCCAAGTTCGAGCCCGTCATCGGCAAGCCCGGCGACGGCGCCAGCCCCAGTTGCGCCATCGTCGATGAGTACCACGAGCACAAGACCAGCGAACTCTACGACACCATGCAGACCGGCATGGGCGCGCGCTCGCAACCGCTGATGCTGGTCATCACCACCGCCGGCAGCGACATTTCCGGCCCGTGCTACCTGCACCAGAAAGAACTCGAGAAGATACTCGAAGGCCTGATCGAAAACGACCAGCGCTTCGGCATTGTTTTCGGCATCGACGAAGGTGATGACTGGACCAGCGAGGGTGCCCTGATCAAGGCTAACCCGAATTTCGGCGTGTCGGTCGATGCCGAATTTCTCAAGAGCCAGCAGCGCGACGCCCTGGCCGATCCGCGCAAGCAGAACACCTTCAAGACCAAGCACCTCAACGTTTGGGTCGCCGCCGCCTCACCCTGGCTGAACCTTCACAACCTGCAGCAGGCCGGCGACGCCACGCTCGCGCTCGACCAATTCAAGGGCGAACAGTGCGTCGTCGGCCTCGACCTCGCCAGCAAGCAGGACATCGCCAGCCTGGTGTGGGAATTCCGTCGCCAGATCGACGACCAGGATCATTACTACCTCATCACCCGCAACTACGTGCCGCGGGCCGCCGTCGACAAGGAAGAAAACGCGCATTACCGCGGCTGGGTCAATTCGGGGCACCTGATCGTCACCCCGGGCAACATGATCGACCTCAGCCAAATCGAAGACGACATCTTCGCCAGCGCCGAGATCGTCGTCATCCGTGAGATCGCTAAGGACCCCTGGGGCGGGCAGCAGATGGGTGCCAACCTTGCCAATCAGGGTCTTGAAGTCGTCGATATTCCGCAACAAGTGCGCTACCTGTCCGACCCGATGAAAGAGATCCAGGCGCTCACCGATGCCGGTCGCTTCCATCACGACGACAATCCCTGCACCGTGTGGCAGTTCTCGAATGTCGAAGTCGCGCCGGATCGCAACGAAAACATCTTTCCGCGCAAACTGCGCGCCGCGAACAAGATTGACGCCGCGGTGGCCACCATCATCGCCACCAGCCGCGCCATGGTAGGCGAAAGCGCCGAACAATCCTTCTGGGAAAAGGCATGAAAAAACACTTGCCCGACGTGTTGCTGATGCTGGGCGCTGGCAGCCTGGCCTATGGCGCCTGGCTGGCCTGGGCGCCGGCCGGCTGGCTGGTCGCCGGCGTGCTGCTGATCGCCGCCGGCATCCAGATTGCGAGGGCTGAATAGTGGCCATGCTGGCGCGCGCGTTCTCGCGCAAATCGGCAGGCGGCTATGACCTCCTGCGTGAAATTGCCGGCATGATGCGCACTTCGCACAGCGGCAAGTCCGTCACCGTGCGCACCGCCATCGAAGTCTCCACCGTCTGCGCTTGCGCGCGCGTCATCGGCGAAGGCATTGCCCAGGTGCCGCTGAAACTGATGCGCGAAAGCGCCGACGGCAAGACGCGGCTACCGGCGAAGGACCATTCGCTGTACGACATCCTCGGCAGCCGTCCAAACGAGTGGCAAACCAGCTTCGAATACCGCGAAATGGTCGCCATGCACGCGGTTTTGGCCGGGAATCACTACTCATTCATCAACCGATCGAACCGTTCCGGCATCATGGAATTGATCCCGTTCGAGCCCGGCAGCGTCACACCCAAGCGGGCCGAAGACTGGACGCTCACCTATGACGTGCGCGGCCAGAACGGCAAGGTGCAAACCTTTCCGGCCAAGGCCATCTGGCACGTTCGCGGACCGTCATGGAATAGCTGGATGGGGCTGGAAGCCGTTCATCTCGCGCGTGAAGCCATCGGCCTGTCCCTGGCCACCGAAGAGCAGCAGGCGAGGATGCAGAGGAACGGCGTAAAAACCTCCGGCGTGTATTCCGTTGAAGGCACGCTCAAGGATGACCAGTACGAAGCGCTGAAAAAGTGGATCGACAAGAACATCGGCGGGGTCGAGAACGCCGGCAAGGCCATGCTGCTCGATCGCGGCGCCAAGTGGCTCAACACCAGCATGACCGGCATCGATGCGCAGACGCTGGA